AATATTCGGTAAATTGTGCCACTTTGAATACCTTGCAAAAACAAATGAGTGAACGCAGTTGGAGATTGGCGCTCGAAAAGATTAGACACTACTGATTAGATTNAAACAAGCAATAAAGCAGGGTGAGCGAAAAGCTCACCCTGTTTTTTTTTGCCTTTACTCCAGAAACGAATAAAGTCAAATATGTGCTAAAATCATTGTTTTTTTTGTTTAAGCTCATATTTTTATCGCTTGCAAATTACTCATCAGATTTAAAAAGTGTGCTATAATTTGATTGTATTAGAGAATATCGTTGGAGGTGCGATGATGGAGATTAAAAAAGTTTTAGTTTCTCAGTTAAAGCCTGCTCCGTACAATCCAAGATTTATGCCAGAGCACGAAAAAGAAGCGCTAAAGAAAAGCATAAAAGAGTTTGGATTAGTAGAACCGCTTGTCTATAACAAACGGACTGGACATGTTGTAGGAGGCAATCAACGCTTACAAGTACTCAAAGAGCTTGGTTTTGAGGAGGTAGAAGTAGTAGAAGTAAACTTACCACTTAAGAAAGAAAAAGCGCTTAACTTAGCGTTGAACCGCATTGTAGGTCAATGGGATAACGAACAATTAGCGCTTATTCTCAAAGAGCTGGATGAGAATTTGCAAGAGCTTACCGGTTTCGAAAAAGTAGAAATCGAAGATTTATTGAATTCGCTACTTCCACCTGAAGAAGTTCTAAAATCGCATTTCGGTGAGGATGGTATAATCTTTACAAATCAAAGACCAAGTAATAGAGAAACATCAGAAGGTGAAGCCGTGGAAGAAGAAGAAATCGTAATTACCGTTTATTGCCCTGCATCAAAGTTGGAAATGTTCACAAAAGCCTTACACACATACGGCTTCAGATATGAGTTATGAAGTTCTTTATCGTGGACAATGGACAATTGCTAAAGTATGCCATAGAAAACAACACCACGCTTAAGAATTTGCTAAAATTACGCTATAAGCCAAACATGCTAGTTAGCTTTATCAACTTAGCAAGTTCCAATCAAGAAAAAGTGAAATGGTACGTTAATCAGTTACGAAAGCAAACAAACATCTTTCTAATAGATAGCGGAGCATTTACGTTTATGAATAGTCCACACAAAGCAAAAAAAACATCTTTAGACGGTTTTGTAGAACAATACGCAAAGTTTTTACGTGATAATGACATCGAGTACTTTTTTGAGATGGATGTAGATAGCGTAACCGGATATGAGAAAGTCTTAGAGTACAGAGAGTTCATCGAAAAAGTAACGAAACGTAAATCGATACCAGTATGGCACAAAAATCGAGGTATAGATGAATACACCAAAATGCTCAAACATTACAAAGTTGTCGCAATTGGCGGAATAGTTATCAAAGAACTCGAAGTACCAAAAGATATTCCAATGATGAATAGCTTAACAAACTTGGCACATGAAAAGAATATATGGGTACACGGTCTTGGAATTGGTATAAAAACGTTACGATACAAATTCTTTTTTGACTCAGTAGATGCGTTCTTTTTTGAGCTTTTCAGGAGGTTTCGAAATACATGGGTATTTGACGCAAACAACAAGCTGAAGCAAAGAAAAATCAAAAATGTGGAAATTGTTGACAAAGAAAAATTAAGCCAGTTTGATTTGGAAATTCTTTCTAAAATTGTAAATCAACTGATGAAACTTGATAAAAATCCTAATTTAACAAAACTTGTGAGGAGGTAAGACAATGGTAAAGAAAAACGAAAACAGTTTGCTCATGCTTAACTTACTCTTTGCGGTATCGGTTGTTGTATCAAACATCATAGCTTCAAAAATCGTGAAACTTGGATGGTTTATTACACCTGCGGCAGTGTTTCTCTATGCGGCAACGTATCTGTTTACTGATATCATTGATGAAATCTGGGGAAAGAAAGAAGCTCAAAAAGCAGTAGTACGTGGATTTTGGGCGCAAGTTTTGGCAACAATAGCAATTACAATCGGACGATACTTGCCAGTGGCACCGTTTACGCAAAGCACTCAAGAACATTACATCGCAATCATGGGACAATCTTGGAGAATGTTCGTAGCGTCAATGTTGTCTTATTGGGTGTCTCAAACAATCGATGTCTATTTGTTTGCGTTTTGGGGCGATTTAACACGAGGAAAACATAAATGGCTTCGTAATAATGGCTCAACAATTGTAAGTCAATTTTTCGATACAACAATATTTATCACTATTGCCTTCTTAGGTACGGTACCTAACAACGTACTTTGGCAAATGATTGTTTCTCAGTATTCTCTTAAATTCATTATTGCACTTTGTGATACTCCGTTTTTCTATCTGTTCACGAAAGGACATGTTTATAAACCTTCTAAAACAAAGGAGGAATATAGCGCTTCATGACTAAGAAAAATGTAGGTGGAAGACCTACAAAATTGAATGATGAGCTTATCGAAAAATTTGCGCAATTGGTGAGCATAGGAATGCCTGTAGAGACCGTTTGTTGGTTGCTTAGTATACCAAAACAATACTTCTATAACTGGATGCAAAAAGGAGAAAACACACACAGAAACAATATTTATAGGAAGTTTTATGACGCTATAAAGAAGGCGGATGGTCAGTTTGTTTTTAGAAACTTGGCGACAATTCAGAAAGCCGCAGATAACGGAGATGTACAGGCGAGCAAATGGCTATTGGAAAGACGGTATCCGCAGTACTTTGGCAGAACAGAAGTAATCAATTACGGAGACTTTAGAATAGAAGTAATTGAAAAAGACGCCAAGGAAGTGATAGAGAATGATGATTAAAGACCTAATCAAAAGTTTTATAGTTGGTGTATTAACGGGAGCGGTCTTTTCGTTTTTTTCATTACCGATACCTGCACCAACAGTCTTAGCTGGTATTTTTGGCATTTTTGGAATATATATCGGATATGTGTTAGTCAAACTTGCCAAAGGTGGTTAAGATGGCAAAGATAGAGGTAATAAAAAAAGCTTTTAGATTTTTGAATGAGTCAAAAGCAAAAGTAACAATATTGTATGGTGGAGCGGGCGCTGGCAAAAGTTACGCCATCGCCCAATTTTTGCTCTTAAAGAGAGCTATCAAATATCCAAACAAACGTATTCTTATTTGTAGAAAGTACAATAACACATTAAGATTGTCCGTCTATAGGCTAATCAAAGAAATTTTGACTCAGTTAAATATTCCATTTACCGAGCGTATCTCTGAACAAACAATTTCCTTGTTGAATGGTACTGAGCTAATCTTTCGTGGTTTAGATGACCCGCAAAGGATAAAGTCAAGCGAGTTCAATTATGTATGGATGGAAGAGGCAACAGAATTCAGTTACGAAGATTACGTGCAATTGCGATTACGATTACGAAGGCACACGGCAGGGCAACGAAATCAAATGTATCTTTCATTCAATCCGATTAGCAAAAAGCATTGGTTATACAAAGAATTTTTTCAAAAAGTACAAGATGATGTTAATATTCTGAAGCTCACGTACAAAGACAATCCGTTTCTTTCAGAAGACTTTGCGAAGACTATTGAAAACCTCAAAAATCAAGATGAGCGGTTGTACAAAATCTATGCGCTTGGCGAATTTGCAGACTTAACAAATCTTGTGTACACAAATTACGAAATTACTCCTATCGAAGGCGATTTTTCCGATAAAATTGTATACGGACTTGATTTTGGTTACAACAATCCAAGCGCTCTGGTGAAAGTAGCTATCACGGATGATAGTATTTATATATTAGATGAGTTTTACCGCTCTTATCTTACAAATGCCGAGCTTATTCAAGAACTGAAACGGTTTGGTGTAGGTAATGGTCTTATCGTGTGTGATAGTGCTGAACCTGCTAGAATTAGAGAGTTACAACAAGCAGGTTTTAATGCCGTACCTTGCGTAAAAACAAATGTGTTGCATGAGATAGATTTAATAAAGCGATACAAAATCAAAATAGCTCCACATTGCGTGAATTTTATCAAGGAAATTGAAACATACGCTTGGAAAACGGATAAGAACGGTAATATTTTAGAAGAGCCCGTTAAATTTAATGACCATCTTATGGATGCTATGCGTTATGCAGTATACTACACACACAGCAAACAAACAGGCGGAAAGGTTTTGTTAGGAAAGCAAAAGCTGAATGTGGAGTTATAAAGGTTGGGCAGGTGATGGATGGATGGCACAAAAAACTGTACCGGTTGGGCAGATAGGCACGAGTTGGGCGAATATACTGCAAGATATAGGTTATATTTACAATATTCCGGACATTAGCTATGACGTTATACACGAGATGCTTAAAGATGAAACTATACTTGCAGGTTTGAAGTTTTCGGTGTTGAATGTTATAAACTTTATCGGCAGTTATGTGCATAAAGACAAAGAAATTGAAGAATTCGTGAAGATGAACTTTGAGAATATGCAAGAGAGTTTTGAGCTCGTATTAGAGCGGTTGCTGTTCTATGAAAAAGCGTTCGGTTTTGCGGTCGGCGAGCTTGTTTGGGAAGCGGTAGGCGATAAATGGATGCTGAAACGCATTGTTCCTCTTCCGAGCGATACAGTTGCGTTTGAATTTTCAGATGGCGAGATAGTTTCCGTATTGCAGATGGCGGGCAAACAAGTTGAAATCCCAGCCGAGAAATTGCTTATACTTCGAAGTGGATATAAGCCGTACGGTGAAAGTTCTTTGCAGGCGGTATATCGTGCGTGGAAGTTTAAGAGTGTACTTTTTAAGTTTTGGGCGATTGCAATGGAGAGGTTTGCAAGTCCTGTGCTCGTGGGCAAAACAGACGACCCGAATAAGCTTGATGACTTATTGAATTCGTTGCAGTTGCTATGGAGCAATGGGGTAATAGCAGTTCCAAGCGACGTTACAATTGAAACGTTGGAGGCAAAGAATAGTATAGTCGAACCGTTCGAAAATGCGATAGAGTATGCGAATGTGTTGATATATCGTGGTTTGTTGCTCCCTCAACTGCTCGCAGGCGTGAAGGATGTAGGCTCGTATTCGCTTGGAGAGGTACATTTTAGGCTGTTTTTAAGCACGGTTAAACAGCAAGCGAAAAAGTTGGCTAACGAATTGCTTGACCAAGTAGTTACGAAAATAATCGAGTATAATTTTGGTCCTGTTGAAGATTATGGCGCGTTCTTAGAAAAGGAAGAGCTAAGCGTTGAGGACAAATCGAGGCTCGCACAAACGTTCGGCGTGTTGGTGCAGTCTGGAATTATCGACCCGACAGTAGATAGCAAATGGATTAGAGAGCTGTTCCACTTCCCGCAGAATGAAGATAATAATTTTGAGGTGGACGTATGGAATATACTGGAAAGCTCAGGCAAGCGCACGGAAGAGCAGAAAACAGAATAGTAAAGCTTGCTCGGGAAATGTACAAGTTTGAATATGATAAAAATTTGCTGGGTTATTTGCAGAGCACACAAAGAGAAAGGATAAATAAGCTTGCGAGGATTTTTCTGCTCGGTAAGGCTACTGCGTATATATACGGCAGGGCGTTTACGGTTGGTTTAATCTCTGAAAAGTACGCTAAACATATGCGGGAAGGTGCAAAGAAAAGAAAGTTTAGCGACGTAAATTTGAGCAGGCTGTTAGGTGATGATATTGAGTTTCCTGAGCAGATTGTGAGGTATACTTTGAAAGCAGATGGTTCGTTTGTGGCAAGGCTGATGCACTCTAAGGTAAAAAGCAGTGATGCCGTAGCTGAGTTTTTTGCTGTTCCTGAGCATGTGCTACGAGAGTGGGAAGAATACACGCTACAACTTGCAGGTAACGTGGAGGCACAATTGTTAATCAAGCTACATAAGATAATTGAGCAAGGATTGAAGAGTGGTGCGACGGATAAGCAGATAGCCGAGGAAATAAGAAAAGTTTCGGAATTTGGGTTGGGACGTGTGAAAGCGATAGCACGTACAGAGAGCACGAGAGCGTTTAATGTAGGTATTTTAACTGAGGGGTTGCGGTCGGATTTGGTTGTTGCGTATCGTTTTGATGCAGTGTTAGATGATAGAACCACGCATATTTGCAAGAGCAGGAATGGAAAGGTTATACCGATTGAAGACAAGGAATTAATAGTGCATAATACACCGCCGTTGCATGTGAATTGCCGTTCAGTGCTTGTGCCTGTTTTTGAATTCGAGAACGTGGATGAAATGGATTATCTTACATCTGATGTAGAATGGAAACTGGCACGTCCTCAACAACGTCAACAAGATTTGGCTTGGCTACGTCAAACGTTTGAAACTGCACGGAGCAGAACGTGGGGATTAAAAGCGATGGCTGGGACGTTAGGTGTGAATGTTCCAGGCACGATAGGTTGGACGATGGAGCAGTTGAGTAAGCTGAAACTTTCGAATAGCAAAGAATTGACGGAAGAGCAGTTTAAACAATTGTTGCTGGCCATAAATCCGAGGTTTCGGTCGTTGAATAAGGTTACCTTTACTTACGGTGACCCGGGCGAAGTGTTATCGGGATATTGCAGTTCTGATTTTGCGTTCTCAACGCATGAAGATGAGTTTTATTTCAAATTGCGAAAGATAGAAATTGTTGTGCGTCAAGGTGGAGTTGGCTTGAATATTCCGCTTCACGAAGCATTACATGCTGTCCGCGCTGATTGGTATGATAAAGCTTCGATTAATTTGAGAGACGTTGAGATTCAGGTTGAACGAACCCTTGAAGAAGGAATAGTGGATTTTTTCACGAAGTTGATTACTTGCAAGTTATATGACGACGTTGGAGTTACGGGATATTTTGACGAGCAGATGGTTGTTTGGGCAAATGCATTCGAGTATAAAGGTGGATTGAAAGAGTTTGTCGTGAGGCTGTGGGATGCGAGAACGAAGTTGAGTTTTAATCAAATGTTCGATGAGGGAATACTCCGAATAAGCACGCCTGCTTTTGCGAAGGAGTTTGTGTTTACTAAGGTGACAGACCTGTATTCGAAAGACGAGATTTTTAAACGGTTTTACGATACGATTGTTGGCAAAGTTCCTGAATTCAGCGAAATGCTTATAAAAAACGATTTTCGTGCGTTTGATAAACTTTGGGACTCAAATGATTTGTTCCGGCTTCTTTTCCGCGAAGCGATGATACGGTATTTGGCATATAATATTGATTTTTAGGTGGTGAATGTGAATGAAGCGAAGAATGTCTGACAAAGAAATTAGTCGACGCGTGCATAAGCTTATAAATATGTTTTTCGATGGTTTGGTACGATTGTTTCCTGAGCAACAATTACGCATGATGTTTCATGAAGAGCTTGCACAGATTACGGATGTTGATGTAAAAAGCGAGGAACAACAAAGAGCGGAGATGAACGTTTTGATACAGAAGTACGGCTTGTATGGAAAAGAAAAAATGGCTCTTGCACTTTTTGACATAAGGCGTGCTATAATAGGATATATGAAGGAAGGCACTGATGCGGTGCGGATTAAAGTTGACGGTCAGGAGGTGATAACGTGGAACGGGTCACGAAGTTGACAGAAAGAAAACGCGAGTTTTGGCATAATGTTCTTCCACTCGGCTCATTTTTCGATATGCGGTACGGCAAAGTTGAGGTAACATCGGAAATGATACAGCAGATGGTAGAAAACTTTAAGCGGGGCATACCGCATTATCGACCACCCGTGAACTTATCACACAAAGATGAGTTCGGCGGATATGGTACGGTTGAAGAATTAGAAGCGAGAACTGATGGTTTGTGGGCACGGATTGTGCTGACGGATGAAGGCGTGCGGTTGCTCGAAGAAGGAAAATTCAAATACGTGAGTGCTGAGTTTATTGAGAATTATCTGGATAAGCAAACTGGCAAGAACGTAGGTTATGTATTTGTTGGTTTGGCACTCACGAATAAGCCTGCACATCCGAAAGTTAAGCCTATTACGTTTNCAGAGAGATTTAAAGAGGCGTTGAGGAACTTTTTGAAGATTTTTGAAGACGATGTGCTTATCGAAGCGGTAGATGAAAAAGATGAAGAGGATGAAAGTGTAGAGCTTGTGGATATTCCTGATTGGGATTTGGATGAAGATAGTGATTGGTCGTGGAGTTGGAGCGATGACGCTAATGCTATAATAGAAAAACATGGCTGGAAGGGATTGGCACAGGCTTGTGCGTATGTGGATATGGAAAACTTTGAGAAAGGCGAAAGTGGTTATCCAGAGACGAAGCAAGCGTATAAGCTCCCGTTCGCAAAGCTGAAAAACGGCAGAATGACGATATATAGAAGCGGAGTTATAACAGCGATGAGATATTTGCTTGGTGCTCGCGGTAGTGTGGATATTCCACGCAATGAGAGAAAAAAGGTATATGAAAAATTAGCACAGCTGTACAAAAAATTCGACCTTGAACCACCAGAATTCCATTTCTCCGAGGAGGTGTTTAGTATNNAACTTNAAGAAAAGGCGAAGATGCTCGAAGATAAGGTGAAAGAACTTTCGAAAACTAACGCAGAGCTGGTTAAAAAACTTGATGAAGCGATGCAACAAAAAGCAGAGTTGGAAAGGAAGCTGACGGCTATGCAAGTTGAGGCTTGGTCTCGGGATTGGATTGGTAAGGGCGTTGCACCTGCGGTGATGGAAAAGTTTAAAAAGTTTGCCGAGGAAAGTCCAGAGCGTATGAAAGAATTTGACGAAGTTCTTAAAACGCTCGCTGATAGCACAAAATTAAGACAGCTCGGTGAAGAAAACAAGGAAAAGAACGATTTGGAGCGTGCGGATAAGGTAGCCAAAATCGTGTTCGGAGGTGAAAAGGCATGATGGAAAAGTACATTATGAAAGTACCGGTTGATGTTACATCGGCTATTGCGAAAGGCACTATATTGGAATATGATACGGTAGCACACTGCTATAAGCCACTCANTGCAGGNGAACCAGCAGGCATTTTGTTGGAAGAAGTTGCACCAAGTCAAAACCCATATGCAAAAGTGTTATTCCATGGAATAGTGTACGAGGACGAACTTGCGAGTGTACCGGACGAGGATACAAAAGCATTGCTCAGGAAAGTTGGCATATATGTAGAAGCAAGAGCATCAGCATAATAAAACGTACATAAAACAGGAGGTGTGAAATATGGATTGGAAATTTTTAACAAGACTGTATCAAAACGCACCTGTAAGTCCAGGCTGGCTAACTAAAAATCTCGGAGCTAATAAAGATTTTTCGCCGTTGCCGAAAGTTCGCATTGTTTCGAGTTCAGGCACGTTGAGTATGGCAAAGCTCGGGAAGGTGTACGACCCTGCACATGCGGTTAAGGTAGCTTCTGGCGTTAACGAAATGCTTGTCGACCCAGCACAAATATATGAGTACGATATTCTTACCGAGGAATTGCTCTTTGCGGAGAATTACAATCCGCAGGTTCTTGCGTTGCAGAGTGCAAGCGACGTTGTGAGTTCTAAGGATTTTATATACGCAAAGAAATTAGCAAAGCTTAAAGAACGCGTCCGGAACAGAATTGAATGGATGTTTGCACAGATGATTAGCACGGGCGGGATTACGTACAACGATGGTGAAACGCTGTTTAATGTCTCGTACGGCGTAATTCCAACTAATTATTCGCTGAATGCTAATACAAAGATAGTGTCCGACCTAAAAGATATTGTGAAAGAGATGAAATCGAAAGGTTTCTCGCCGACACACATAATCGTGACGGAAGCGGTTGAAAAGGCACTTTGGGATAATACACAGTTCATGAAATCGCTTGAAAGCACATCGGTAAACTTAGGAACGGCAGTTTTCGAAGTAACAGAGCCATTTGTTACATATGTAGCCAAACTGAACAACTTACCTCCGATTTTCAGCTACGGCGGTTCTATTGACGGCGTAGATTTGATAAGTGGCAATAAGATAATTGTTGTGGATGCCAACGCTTGTGGTATTGCATACGGTGCGATAATTAATACAAACCTCGACCCGACAATGCGTCCGATTCAGACTGACGTTGCTTCTTGGGAAGCGGTAAGTAAAGAAGGTGACGAAAAGTACTTGTTCGTAAAATCCAGACCACTTCCTTATATAGCGAATGCAAACGCTGTGAAAATATTGAATGTGTCGTTATCATAAGCCTTTCCCCGAAGGCTCTCTGCCTTCGGGGGTTTGTCTGAAAGGCGGTGATAAACTTGATAACGGTTGAAAAGATAAAATTGCTTTTGCCAGATGCGGTTTTGGTTGCACTGACCGATGATGCCGAAAGGAACGAGATAAATGAAGAGCTTATTAATGAGATTATAGCTGACGGCTATAAATTTGCGGGAAGTGTGGCAAAAAACGTGAGCGACGATTTGAAAGATGAGATTGTGAAGAACTATGTCCTTGCGTATCTTTATGCATACGCGGGATTGGATGAAAAAGCTTCGAGGTTTCAGGCGGTGTACGAGAATGTCATAAAGAGCGTTGGAATGGATAAAGGCGTTGGAATTGCCGGTGCAGGTGTTGGCGTAAGAGTGAGCTCAAATCCAAGACAGTTTACCGACGATGAATTGCGGAAGTGGTGAGCAATGAAGGTATACGTCAAAGCTCCCGAACTAGAAGAGATGCTAAGAAAATTACAAGGTAAGTTTCAATCTTTGTATCCGGTTATGCACAGCATATCGCTTGTGATGTTGAAGGCGGTGCATACGAATTTTGAGGTAGAGGGGAGAGACGAACAAGGGAATACTCATGTATGGCAACCGCTCGCAAAATCGACGGTGAAGCAACGAGCAAAGTATAAAGGGCAAGCATATGCCGAGCATCCGATTTTGGAGCTGACGGGAAGGCTGAAAAGCAGTATAACGCCGGGTTTTGGTAAGGATTATGCTAAGGTTGGCACTGCGAAAAAGTACGGAGTATTCCACCAAACAGGTACAAGAAAAATGCCAGCGAGACCCTTCCTCGTGCTTCCAAAGGATGAAATAGAAAAGATAAAAAACTTATTGTTGCAGTACCTGAAAAAGAGTGGGTGAGGCTATGGATGTTGTGAAGAAAGTATCTGACGTTTTGAAAACGAATGGTTTTAAAATAGCGATTACTCCTGAAAATCTTGCACCGGGATTGTGTTATGTCGAGTTGGTTAGGATAGAACGAGATAGCGACGTGAGTAATTTGCAGAAACGTTTGTATTTTGTGGATGTGTATTACGGAATTCGCGAACTTGATAAAAAAGCAAACGAAGTAGAGCAGATAATGGATGCATTTATTGTCGGTTTAAACGGTATTGTTGGATTGGCTTGCGATTTTCAAGACAAGTATGCAAAAATATCGTTAGAAATCCTAAGCTTTAAGCGGGAGGTGTAAAGTATGGTAAATTTGATTTTTTCAATTAGCAAGATTGAGATTGCGGATGTTGGCGAAGATATTTGGACAGACCTTGGAGTTACAAAAGGCGGAGGAAGGTTTGTACAGGATATAGAGGAAGTAGAAATCCAAAGCGACCAAAACAGCGACCCTGAGGCTGCTGTGACCATCAGAGCACCAAAAACCGTCTCTGTAAATTTACTCGATGCAAAGCCTGAGAACATCGCACTTGCGTTCGGCGGAACTGTAAGTGGGAATGTAGTTAATATTCCTGCAATCGTCGACGGCGTTGAGAAGCAGGTGAAAATTACTACAAAACCTGTTAATGGTGTGAAGTACGAGATACTCATCGCGCGCGGAAAGATTACGGGCAGGTCCGAGATTACACTCGATAGCAGAGACGCAACTGCAATTCCTCTCGAAATCAAGGTGCTATCACCCGCAACGGGAAATCCTGTTACGATAACAAAAGTAACTAAATAATTTAAATGTGTCGGGGAGGCTCTGTGCCTTCCCGTTTGCTGTTTCGAGATGAGCGGTAAGCGTGAGGGCACAGACGTTTATATAAAGGAGGGAAAATGGTATGGCAGAAGGTACAGAAAAACTCGATGCGTTGATAAATGCGGGCGAAGAAATTACGTTAGGTGGGAAAAAATTTATTATCCGAGCTCCGAGCATAGCGGTTACAAGGCTTATAAACAAAAAGCTCTTTAAGATTTTCAATCAGCTTGGCTTAAATGCAGAGGTATTCGAACAGAAAGAACTGAAGGAAATCGTAAATGATATGTTTATGCGGGTGTACAAAGTTTTAATCGGTGAGGACAATTCTGAGATATTCGAAGATGTGCTTGATGTAGTGATTATGTTGCTCACTAATCAGCCGTACGACAAAGCCGAGATTGACCGCGAGTGGTTGCTTTGGAACGTGACCGTTGATGAGCTGATGGTATTACTCTTGAAGGTGTTCGAGGCTGGGAAACTACCGGATTTTTTTCTGATGCTCTTGAAACTCCTGCAAGCGTACAATCTCGAGACGTTGCAGAAGAACTCGCAAACGCAATCGTAATCCTTGCGGAGGTGTACCATTGGAGCATAGATTATATCGTTTGGCATTTGAGCATTCCACAGTTATACACGTTTGCTAATTTGCTGAAACGATTGCATAACAATGAAAAGGAGTTGGACGAAAAGGCGTTGATAGAATTCTTCGGACAGGACGTGTTTGAACAGAAAGGCGGTGGTGCGAGTGCGCGATAACGAGCTCGAACTGATTTTGCGTGTAATGACCGAAAAACAGGATTTTGTGCAGATAGAGAATACTTTTCAGCAACTTACGAAGGGAATAACGCAGATGCTTGCTTCGGTAGGCATCTCGTTTTCTTTTAAGCAGGTGTTTGGGCAGATGCAGGAAGTTGCTACAAAGTACGAGCAGGGTATGAAGTACATATGGACGATTACGGACTTGACGGAAGATGAGCTTAAAGGTTTGGAGGAAGAATTAAAAGCAATCGCACGTACAGGTGTGGGGAGTTTCGAAGAGCTTGCTGGTGCAATGTATCAGGCAATAAGTTCGGGAATGGATTTGTCAATGGCTCTTGCAACTCTTGAACGAGCTTCGCAACTTGCTACGAGCACGGGTGCAAATTTGGTAGATACGATAACTTTGCTTGCATCGATTATGAATGCGTATAAGCTCACCGCTGATGAGTTAACGCAGGTAATAGATAAACTGTTTAAAGCCACGGAGCTTGGCGTTACTACAATTCCAGAACTTGCGAGCGTACTTGGTAGGATAATTCCGCTCGCAAGTCAGGTGGGCGTAAGTATCGACGAANTATTNAGTGCGATTGTTGTTTTGACAAAGCAGGGCGTACNGACAAGCGAGGCTGTNACNGGNCTCGTGCAGGTGATACAAGCCATTATCTCTCCGACAGCCGAGGCACGCAAAACTGCTGAGGAGCTTGGGATATCGTTTGGCTTGACCGCAATGCAGGGGAAAACACTCGGCGAATATTTGCAAGAGCTCTACGAAGTTACGAACGGAAACATGAATGCGATGAATAAGCTTTTCGGTAGTGTGCAAGGCTTAAACGCTATACTCGGTTTGGTCGGCGACAATTCGAAGGACGTATCGGAAACGCAGAAAGAACTTGAAAATAGTGCGGGTGCTACAGAAAAGGCGTTTTCGAAATATGCGGACAGTCTTGCGGTAGCACGCAGAAGATTGGAGGAACTGAAAAATCAGGCATTGGTAAGTTTGTATGAAGCGTTCTCACCGCTCGTGAATACTATATTGGATATGATGTCCGCTTTCATGAAATGGTTTGAACAAGCAAGCACGGGCGAAAAACTGCTCGTTACTCTTGGCGTTGCGGTATCTTCATTGACGACACTAATCTCAGGTTTGGCTACTGCGTTTTCCTTGCTTAGAACTGCAATGGGCGATATTTGGGGACTGATAACTTTACTCGGCATAGGTGTTGCAGGAACTGTTGCTACGATAGGCACGGTTTCCACAGCAATCGGAGATATTGGAAGCAAAAGCAAAGAGGCGGAACAAAATTTAAAGCCGTTAAGCAACGTTCTGAAAGAGGTAAGCACGGAAGCACAAAGGATTGGCACGAGTGCAGAAAAGCTTGCAAATAATTTTGCTCCGACTGTTGATAATGCAAAGAGTTTGCTTGAAGTGATGAAGCAATTGCCGCACGGAGTGGCGGAAACACAAGATAAAATGAAGAATGTGAGCACTCTGCTCGAAAAGATACTCGATAGCGGATTGAACATCGGCAAGGCAATTGAAAAGACGAATGAAGGCTACACGGTGCGTTTGGACGTTTTGAAGAAAGAACTGCAAGTGCAGTTGGATTTGTTGCAGATTGAACGGCAGAGGCTCGAAACGGAAAAGCAGAAGGCTGTTTTGCAGGCAAGGGAAAAAGCTCAGTTGTCGAAGGAATACATCGACACAGAAAGCCAAATCGAAAGGCTCAACACTCTCAGACTGCTTGTTGAAAGTCTGAATCCTGCAACGCTTTCCGGAAAGCTTACTGGACCGGATGGCGAAGTTCAGCGTGTCTTAACAAGCTACGCAAGACTGTTTGAAATAGTAGAAAAGGACACATCTGGCATATTTAAGGAGTTAAAAACAGCAATAAGCAAAGCTTTGGAAGAGTTTCAGAAAGACGTCAAAACAGGGAAATATCCAAATCTTTCAAACGCCGTGCGACAGCAGGTGCAGTCTATTACAAGTGCGTCCGAGATGCTCAGGCAGATGCCGGATGTTGCAGTGCCGTTTGTTTCAAAACTTGGTTGGAATATAACTTCTGCGATAAGCACAGTATCGTCGAATTTGGCAAAGCAGATAGATGCCGAGCAACGAAAATTGCAAGATTTAGAGAACAAAGCTGTACAGGAAGCGAATAAAAGTTGGGAAAGACAGTTTGCCGAACTGGATAAGAAAATAGCCGAACTGCAAGGCATTATATCAAAGATAAGCACCGAGAAGTCGAAAACGTGGGTATTTAACGTCAATACGAGCAGTGCAGAAACAAAGATAAAAGAATTGCAGGAGAAAATAGATAGCTACAAAAAGGTTTTACAGCAATATGCCAAAAATCCAGAGCTATACGAAGGCGCTCTGGACTATCTCGTTTCTATGTATGATAACCTAATCTCGCTGATGCTTGAAGCAGGCAAGCCTGCGTCTGAGATACAAAGCTTTTTTAATCAGAAAGCTGGCTTTGAAACCGAACTTAAAAACGTGCGTGAAAAGCAAAGCAGTGCGGCAAAAGAGTTGACAAGCACAGACTACAAACAGATGATTGCAATTTTGGAACGCAATCTGAAAGATGAAAGCTTTGCAAACGTTAAAGACGAGTTGACACAGTTGTATGCAAACACGTTGCGGGAGTACCAGAGNTTTCTGCAACGTGAGATTATGAATTTCATCCGTGACCAAAAGGAAATACCGACAGAGCTTACGGACGAATTGAAGTCTGTTTCTGGCAAAATCACAGCAATTGTAGGCACAGCAAAGGAAAAAGACTATGAGGGCATACTCAAAAAACTGCGTGCAGAGATGGAGAAAGCAGACGAGGAAACGCTCAAAGTCTTAGAAAACACATACACGGGAATTTTGAGCGAATACTACAACTATATGTCTACAAAGTTTCTCGAAGAACTGGCTAAAAATCCAAAGGAAATACCGACCGCACTACTTGAAAAACTTACGTGGGTTGCCGACGAGATGGAAAAGTTTAACAACAGAATTGTAGCAAAAGCGGACGAGGATATTGCAAGAACGATAGACAGTTATGAGGTAGAAATCCAGAAGTTGAAAGAAAAGGGCGACGCAACATCGCTCAGGATAGTACAGGAACTGTACCTGAAAAAGTTGCAGGCATACGAAAGTAAGCTACAACAGGAAATCGAGACGGCTATTCGGGAAGGCAAAAGTCCGCAAGAGCTGTACGTTGCACTGTACGATGTGAGGCGTGCTATCGAACGGATTACCGAAGAACTTGCGAAGAATATTAGCACAGGTATACAACAGCACGTGTACGAGACTGCAAGCTCGTCTTATTCGCAATTATATGAATTGCTGAATAATATACAGCAGAGTGCGAATAAAGTATTCGAAGCACAAGATTTGCAGGATTACAACGATGCACTCGGCGAAGTATTGGCAAAGCTTGAATTATTTGACAGGCTATTAACCGAAGCTGTGGATTTGAATGACGTACAGCGTGAAAGTTTGTCCGGAATCCGCAATGAAATTGAGCAGATAGTTAAATCTTATAAATTTAACTTCGGCAGCACTGGTTTTACTGAAACGGTACTTGAAACGCAGAGGCTGGAAGCTTGGAGAGACAGCGTTCTCGGTGTTGTTGGAAACCTGAATGAGCTTATAGCACTTATCGGAGATGCGGAAGAGAAACTGAAATATCCGCAGTATGCTGTTTTGGAACTGCTTTCGCAGGCAGAGAATAATCTGNACTTACTCAGTGATGCATTGAAGAATAACATGGAACTTGCCAAGGCATTCAGCGAGGAAGAATTAACAAACCTAAAAACGCTCGTGGAGTGGTTGCAAAAATACATAAGTTTGAAAAAGCAGAGTATATTAGAAGTAGAGCAGAAACGTGAATTTGAGTATCCTGAGCAAGAAAAGAGATTGGAAACGTACAGAACACTTGTAGATAAATTCGCACAGCTCGGCTCTGTAATCGAACAAATTGAAGCGTTGCGATTGCAGTTGCCGGAAGCCACACCTGAACAGCAGAAGGAAATACTGCAACAGATTGCGAACTTGCAGGAGCTGTTTGATGAGGCACGCTATGAAGCTGAGATGTACTATATCACACTCGACCAAGGCACAAAGGAATGGTTGCGTGGTCTTATAAGCGTTGTTGAAGAGTTCGAAAAGATAGACAAAAAGTTTAACGAAACAGTTGAGAACGTAAAAATGCAACTGCCGAAAACGGTAGCTGAACAGGTACGGTACTTTGAAGGTACATCGGAAAGTTTAGTACCGCTTGCCGAGGTGTATGAGCACATTGTAGAACTAAAAAAGCAAGCCGAAGCTACGGAAGATTTGGAAGAGTACAATAAACTTGTTGAACAGATACGCAATAACTACGAACTGCTGATGCAGGCTATTGAGAATTTGCCTGAACCGACACAGGAATTCGCACGTGAGCTGTTTGAAGTGAACAAGCTCTTGGATATACAGAACAAAAAGGTGCAGTTGAACAAGGAAGAAATAGAAAAGACAGCAAAGGTTCTTGATGCGTACGTAAGCATAACCAAAACGATTATTGAAAAGACGCTGGGGCGTTCCGAGGAATTGCGTCCACTTNCAGAAATGCTTTCAAATGTGATGGATAATGTTCTTGAAGAGATGAAAGAAGAATTGAAAACAGGCAAAGAACTTGTTGATGTGTTCGAAGCTCTCGCAAAGCATTCAAATGAAATTACGTTTGCTTTGCAACAATGGGCGGTTAGCGAACTTATTGATGCGTTCTTTTCCGTCGCTGATGTGATGGTACAAATGACAAAACAATTCGACAAAATGGCAAGTCCAGAACATACACGGCTTGGTGAGATGATTAAAACGTTTAATGAGTACGAAAAGCTCGTTGCAGAAAGACAGAAACTGTTGGCACAGCAAGGTGCGGAAGTGGTTGGGGCAACAGCGGTTGGTGCTATCGCTGGCTTACTGCTCGGCGGTCCGTTGGGTGCGCTCATCGGTGCCGGTCTCGGTGCGGTTATTGGTGGTGCGATGGCTAAATCGCTTGATGAACAAATAAAGGAAATCGAAGAAAAGTTGAAAGTAAATCTTGGAGAAATAGCGAAGGCTCTCGGAGTGGATATAGAAAGCATTGCAAGTGCGGTTGAACGTGGATTAAAGGCTGATACATACGAGGAATTTGTGCAAAACTTCGGTGAAAGCTTGGAAGAAGCAACAAAGACTGCACTTATCCGTGCCTTTATGGTGCAAAATCTCGAACCGCTGATGAAAGGGTTGAGCGATTATATTACGANTGCGGTGCTTGACGGGGTGCTTTCTGAGGAAGAAATCGCACAGATAAAAGAAAAATATGGTGAANTNATGNNNAAGCTNNAACCGTTCTATGAAGTTTTGGAGGAACTTAACCTTAGTTTTGGCGAAAAAGTACAGGAAGCCGGGCGACAAGTGAACTTTGAACGTAGCGTAAGATTGACTGAAATCGCAACTGCTCAAATGTATGCGATATTGAAGAACTTAGAAACGTATGTATTTGATATTCGGAATATTCTGTATACGGGCACGTTGAATGTGAAGGTTACTAATACGGTAACTGTTACTACTGCATAGAGGTGATGCTGATGTTGAATATACAAACGGCAGTAGATATATCGCAAAGCACGTTTAATTTNAGTACGGACTTGTTCGGCTCCGATGAGATTGAAATATATACGGATAAACTTGCGTATGCGTATGTGCTCGTACTCCCTGAGCGTAAGCAGGATTTTGCAACGGGTTTAGACCAAAACGATGTGCCGAGCTATGAAACGTATATCGTCCAGCCGGTGAAAATTTTTATTCCGTTCGAAGCACAGCTTGTTGCAAACGGGGAAAAACTGCTGTATAAAGTGCGGGCAGTAAGCATTTGGAATAAGCTTAAAACGGCGGTGCTATGGTCGACCGGAAAATATATGTTGGGTTCGTGGCCACTCGGTGAGTTGGGCACAGACACGATTAAAGAAGGCATCTTGTCGGCGTGCTCTATAAATTGGTATCACGGATTTGTAAGTGCACTTTACAATGTATTTGGTTCGGATAATACGGTTTGGGTGTTCGGAGAAAAAGATGCGGATATTCTTAGGTTGCTCGATGCATATGTTCACTACGATTTTCCAGATGGCAGTCTCGATACGGTACTGAGATATACGCAGAAAATACTCACAGCGAGAGTGAATGCACCGATAGAATATATGCCGATGATATATTTACGTCCGTATGGCAACGATTATACTGTTACTTATGCGGTGCTCGTAACGGGTAGCAAAGTCACGTGGCTCGGTGAAGTGGCTCGGACACGCACAATAACAAAGTATAAACTGCGTAATTACACCGTGGATTTTAGCGATACGCACGCAGGTGTACGTGTGCTTACAGAGGCAGAAAATTTGCCTGTGCAGTATCCAAGCAAATTCTTGTGGAGTGCACACTGGACTGGGCGTGAAGGCGAAGGAAGCTGGGAGGAATATAATGGTTATTGGTGGCACGGCAAGAATTCAAAACTCGTGGACAATGCTATTGTGAAGACGCAAAAAAAGACGTTGACTGTGCTGTTTCCGGATAGCTATGAATATGTTAGACAACAAAGTGCGAAATATACTTATTATGGCGTAATTAATAACTGGCAGGCTCTNGCGACCAATAATCCATTCTTCGTGTATCCTTACGATACGGGATATCGTTGGAGCATAGTTGCTGGATATAAATCGTACCAGTTGAGTGGCACAGAGTATCGGGAATATGTAATCGTGCAACGTATATTGCGAACAACTGGTTCGGGGACGGCGTATTTTGGGAAAAAATTCGCAGTTCCGTATAAGGTTTCGGGCGATAATTATTACTTTAAAACTTCGGAAACTGTGCCAAGTCAGGTGTGGGTGCTGTTCAGCGATGCAACGGCACGGCTATTAAATGTTTATCAGAGCGGAAGTGATTATTACGTCACTCGTCCTGCTGGCGTTACGCCAACGATAGCGATTATTTTATTAGACGCAATAGGTACACCGATTACTTTCGACGAATTTAGTGTTTTTGAGTCTGGATTTAAATATATCGTTTATGGAAATTATNCGANAAAGGAAGGTATGCTACGCAATCAGGAAATAGATAGTTACGAAGATTGTATTCCACCGTGGAAAGACCCGTTCATTTACTTCACCGAACCGGTACCTGATGCACCTTATCAGTCGTTTGTTGCTGTTGTGGACGACGTTAATAAACCGTACTGGCTGGATTATCCTTATCCTGTGCTCGATGAACTTATCGCAAAAGAGCAGTACCTCAATAATATTCTCACAAATCCGATTGAGACGTTGGAAATTGAAACGACAGAGTATGCCGATGCAGGCGACTTGGCAGATGTGAAAAACTTCGGTACTTTTAGGGTAGTGCGTGCAAGCTACAAATACGTTGGCGGAAAATTTGTACAAGGAAGGTACGAACTGCAACGCAGAGGCCAATATTATCCAACACAGCTTGATACAAATTTGCAGGGTGTTATTTGGGACGAAGTTGATAGCACTCCGATAGTGCTGAAAGAAAAGAAACTCATTCAATAACGGGAGGTGCGAGCGTATGGGTTTGATGTTCGATAACGTTGACCTAAAAACTGAATACGGTTTTGTGGTTACGAGAGTAGATGGCAGAGCAAGTCCACCACTGGACGTGACGAGTTTTGAGTTCGACGACTTGCACGGNGGGNTGATNCTGAATAAACGATTTAAGCCGAGGGAGATAACTATAACTGGATATGTGCACGGAAGTGCGAGCACGTTGCAAAGCAAGAAAGATAATCTATTAAAACTGCTCGCAAGTGCGTATGAAAGGGAAGTACCATTAACCTTCCCTGATACAAATAGGACAATATACGTAAGGCTTGCAGACGAACCGCTTGTAATCGGACCTGTCGGACCGTCTTTAAGCGCAAAGGCATATGAATTGACTATACGTTTCGTAGCGTATGACCCGTTCTTTTATGGCTCTGAGCAGTCTGCAAGTGGTACAAGGGTTGTGCGTCTGAACGTAGGTGCACCGAGCTATTTGGTACTTCCAAGCAATTTACAAGACTACTACAAGCGAGAGCCGAAGCTGAGATTGGAAGCCTACACGGTGATAAATCTTGTTGGAAAGAAAGGTAACTTTGAAACAGACAGCAACAGCGATGGAATTAGTGATGGGTGGNTTACTNNGGNCNCACACGGACCGGGAGTTATATTTTCGAGAACAAGCGGATACTTTGGAAGCTATTCGCAGAAAGTGTATATCCCTTCATATACGTGCACTCATGATATGGAAGGGAATTATGTACATGCAAGCATCAACATTTTTCAAAACAAACATTATTGGTTTTCGCTTTATGTACGGACTACAAAGCGGAGCATGGGTACATCGTCTAAAGATAAAGTTGTTAGCCTTGACCTCGTGGGCGAAACTAACGTTTATGGTTTCTACTCTTTGGATAGCAAAAATACTTCTGATACATGGAAGAGGTATACATTTTCTTTTAAGAACGTTAGCAACAACACAAGCTTGCGCATAATGTTAGGTAATATTGTCAATTATCTTGGAGTTTCACCTGAGCTGGAAGCGTACTATGATGGTGTTATGCTCGTCGACCTTACCGCAATGGGCAAACTACCGCAATCGCTTATAGAATACTTCGATAATCAGGTTACGTATTGGAGCGACCTTGCAACGACCTCGAATTTGACCGCACGTGACGGAAGAGTGATGAGTGGTAACGACTGGCTCGGGGAACTGATACCGTACGTTGAAAATATTGGAAGCGTGAACTATACCTTGACGGGAGGTTGGTAATATGGCGGTAGAGCTTAAAGTATGCGGAAAAAATTTATGGAACAAAACTGCAATAGATAGTGCATATGGTACAAATGGAATAAATTACACATTTACAAGCTTAACGCCGAATAGTTTTCGGTTATATCTCGGACCGGGTAGCACTGATGCTTGGCATAACGTCAAATTTGTCGTTCCTGTTAGGGTAGGTGGTACGTATTCGTTGTCTTTTAAAATAAAGTTTATAAGTGCTGTCAGCGGGTCGCTTGGTGTACGAGTTGGATATTTTAGCTCACTCAAAAAAACTTACCTGGCCACTTCGCTACCAGCGGAATATTTTAATGCTTTATATAGTTCAGATGCTACGGTTAATGTGTCGTTTACGGCTTTCGACGAAGCTGTTGTGGTTAGCTTTTTTAAACATAGTTATGGTGAATTTACCTTCGAGGTGCACGATATACAGCTTGAAGAGGGTAGTTCGGCTACGTGGTTTGAACCATACAAAGAACAGAAAATCACAATTGATACAGAATTGTACGGATTGAATGGCGTCTATGATGAAATATTATCAAGCGTTATTTTAAAGAAAATAGGTGTTCTAAAACGCGGTGAAAGTAAAAACATAATTGCACGACATAATAATACAAATACATATATTCTTGTTATATCGATACCGGGCACGATTGGAAATGCGCTTTGGTTGGTGGCTATTACACCGTATGGAAAAATATTGCCAGTTGTTTGGAATTACAATTTGGATGCAGAACATTGTTATATTGTTGAAAACCAACAACAAGCTTTATTATTTGTATCTAAATCAGAAGTTGACGCATATACCGGAGCTGACACAACAGAAAAGCAGAATAATTACGTCAAGGATATGACAATTTTTTATGCCCTTAAAACACCACAGGAAGTGCCTTTAGCTGGTGTTCTGCAACTTGCACCGGGATATAATAATATAATCCTGCCTGATTATACTGCTCTAAGTATTTCGGGCAAATGCAAATACCTCGAAGGCTGATAGGGGGTATGCGTATGTTTTTCACGGAAAAGTATGACGTTGTTGTTGCTGAGGTGAGAGCGTATTCTGATTTTGCGGAAGTGATATACGATGTTCTTTTCGACCACAAGGAAGCCACTATGATGTATATAAAGCAGGTAGACGATGAGTTTGTCGAAGAAACTCTCAATGGCTACGAATGTACGGGATACAGGCATAGGTGCGTTGTAGAGTTGCAAAGAGACGAGGAAGGCAACTTTGATGTCGAGGAGCTAAAAAGTGCGATAGAGCTTAAACTTGCAGACGAGTATGTACAGAGAGTACGGGAATACAAAAAGCCGGTATCTGAAAACGTTGCAATTGGTTGGCTGTGCGAGATAAAGGATATGCAAGCACCTGTGTTGATGGAGATGCCGGAAGGAGAAGGCGGAGAACCACAAG